ATGATCGTAATGAGAATCATGTTTTTAAACATTTATTTAGAGGAGAAGAGACGTTCTTTAACGGTGCGGCTCTTTTGTCAACCAACAAAAAAATAGGTAAAAGAGAATTTGATCATAGATTTCTTATTGAAAGAAAAGAACATGATCGCTTATCTTCTAAATTTAAGCCATATGATATTATTTTTATCAGCTACAACGAACCAAATGCTGATGAAAATTATAAAAAATTAATAGAAAGATTTCCTAGGGCCAAAAGAATCCATGGTGTAAAAGGAATACACCAAGCGCATGTCAAGGCAGCAGAACTTTCGCAGACTGAAATGTTTTGGGTAGTTGACGGTGATGCTGTGATATCGAAAGATTTTAATTTTGATCATGAAACGTCGACCTATGAACGAGACATTGTGCATGTATGGAGAAGTCAAAATCCTATCAACGATTTAATCTATGGTTATGGTGGAGTAAAACTACTACCTAAAAAATTAACATTAAGCATGGATGTTAACACTCCCGACATGACCACTGCTATTAGTAAAAAATTCAAAGCTATGGCTGATGTTAGTAATATCACAGCATTTGACACTGACCCATTTAATACCTGGAAATCTGCTTTTAGAGAATGTGTTAAATTGTCTAGTAGAGTTATCGAAAGGCAAAATGAAAAAGAAACTACAGATCGTCTGGATATTTGGTGTTCGATTGGTAAAGAAAAGAAATTCGGTTGTTATGCTATCAAAGGAGCGATATCTGGTAGATTATATGGAGAAGAAAATAAAAGCGATTCAGATAAGTTAAAATTAATCAATGATTTTGATTGGTTAAAGGTTAGATTCGATGAAATTTAATCGTAATATAAAAGGCAACGAGCTTCGTAAAATCAATGGTAGATACGAATCTAGATATCTTCACGATGCTGAAATAGTTTATAAAGAAATCAACGATGTTAGTCCTAGTTTTTGTCTGGCTAAATGGTTTCATGTAAGCATACACATTCCTACAGGAAAAACTCATAGCTGTTATCATCCTAGAAGCCATCATATTCCTTTGGAAGAAATAAAGATAGATGTCAGCGCCTTACATAATACCAGATATAAAAAAGAACAAAGAAAATTAATGTTAGAAGGTCAACGTCCTGCGGAATGCGAATTTTGCTGGCAAATAGAGGACAGTGGAAATCAATTAAGTGATCGTGCTTATAGAAGCAAAGATGTCTACGAACCAGGGATACTAGAAGAAGCAAAAACTCTATCTTACGACGGCAATGCTAATCCTAGATATGTAGAAGTTAATTTTAATCAAGCCTGTAATTTTAGATGTAGTTATTGCAGCCCCCATCTTTCCACGGCCTGGCAAAAAGACATACAGGATAACGGAGCCTTCATTTTAAAGGATAGATGGCATAACGATCTAACCTGGATGAAAAGTTTAAACATTGATAACAGCTCAGAGAATCTATATCTTAAAGCATTTTGGGAATGGCTTCCATCGATATATCCTACTCTCCAAACTTTTCGAATGACCGGGGGCGAACCGTTAATGGACAAGAATACCTTTAGGATGTTTGATTATATTAAAAATAATCCCAAAGAAGATCTACATCTAAGCATTACTTCAAATTGTTGCACACCAGGAGACCAATGGTCGAAATTCATGAAGAGTCTAAAAGAAATTACCGACACAGATTCTATAGATCATTTTATGTTATTTTGTAGTTTAGACAGTTGGGGTTCTCAAGCAGAATACATTCGAGATGGCATGGATTTTAATTTGTTATATCGAAATGTCTGCGATTTTTTATCTAATGCAGATAAACACAGCCTGACTTTTATTATAACTTTTAATGCTCTCAGCTATACAGGAATATATCATTATATCGAAAACATATTAGATCTAAGAAAAAGATTCAACACTGATCGGCAGTTGGTATGGTTTGATATTCCTCAATTATTAGATCCGGATTTCTTGAACCCTAAATTATTTCCCAAATTAATAACAGAATTAGAAAGAACCATAGTGTTCATGAAAAAACATTCTGAGACCAGATGGAACGAATTCAAAGGGTTCAGTGATTTCGAAGTAAGCAAGGTTCAGCGATTGATAGATTGGATTAAATCAGATACTAATTTTGATAGGACGCTGGCTATGCAAAATTTTTATCTTTTTTTTAGTCAGCACGACGTGAGGCGAGGAACAAATTTTTTAAATACTTTTCCTGAAATGAAAAATTATTGGAATGAATGTGAGATAGAATGCAAGAAAGCAGAGTAAATTTTATAAAAAATGTAAGAGATAGGTTGAACAAAGTAGGAACTGGATTTTGTGCCATGAAATGGCTACATCAAACTTTGTACTTGCATACAGGTGATAATCACAGTTGTTATCATCCCAGACCTCATCATATCGGCCTCGACGAAATCGCCCAAGATCCTAGCTCTCTTCATAACACCAAATGGAAAAAACAGCAGCGTAAAACCATGTTAGAAGGTGGACGACCAGACGAATGTTATTACTGCTGGAACATAGAAGATCTGCCGGGAGATCATATCAGTGATCGAATGATACATAGCAGCAGTGATTTCGCAGAACCGTTGATTGAGAAATTAGCGGAACTCCCTTGGGACGCTCCAGTGAATCCTAGGTATTTAGAAGTTAGTTTTGGTAATGCCTGTAATTTTCGATGCGGTTATTGCTGTCCACAGGCTAGTACCATGTGGATGGAAGAAATTAAGAAAAAAGGTAATTACGATTTAACCTATAACCAGTACGGTATAGAATTTTTAAATTCGGGTAATTATTATGGGCCCAAGGATGAAAATCCTTATATCGAGGCATTCTGGCGTTGGTGGCCCAGTTTAAAAAATGATCTCCATACGCTTAGAATAACGGGCGGAGAACCGTTAATGAATTCAGGTGCTATGCAATTTTTTGATCTCCTCGAAGACGAGCCTTCTCCTCATTTAGAAATTACGCTTAACAGTAATTTAGGAGTAACGTTTGATCGAGTCGATAGGCTGATATCGAGAGTTCAAAGTTTACTATATCAAAAGAAAATTAGAAAATTTAGTTTTTTTACCAGTATAGATAGTTGGGGAGAACAGGCAGAATATATGCGTACCGGATTAAACTGTGATCATTGGGAACGCAACATGATCGAAGTTATCAAGGCAGGTGCCACAGTTAATTTGATGTGTACTTACAATGTACTTTGTGTTACAAATTTTCAAAAATTATTACATAAAGTGATCGAGTGGAGAGAAAAATTCGGATTTGAATCAGTAGCTTTTGATACTCCGTACTTAAAAGAGCCACCCCATTGGATGATTAATATACTACCTCAAGAATTTAGTAAATATCAAGAAGAAACTTTGCAATTTATTGTAGACAATAAACAGTGGTTCACTGATGTTGAATATGAAAAAATGCTTCGTGTTACTAATTACATGAAAGAAAATCCTGTTAGTCAAGAAAAAATACATCAGGGCCGTAGAGATTTTTATAGTTTCTTTACAGAAAACGATCGTAGATTAGGAACTAATTTATTAGAAATATTTCCTGAATATAGAGAATTTTATAATTTTTGTAAGAAAATTTATGAGCAATATTGATAATAGTGAAACTTTTTGTGTTAATCCTTATTTAAATTTATCTATTCATCCCTCGGGGGTGGTGAAAGCCTGTTGTATGATCGATAAGGAATATATTACAGATGACGGATATCAAACATTAGATAAATCATCTATCTTAAAATTCTGGAACAGTAAAGACAGACAGAAAATGATTCAAGATTTAAATAATGGAAATAGAATAAACGAATGTCGTGCATGTTGGAATGAAGAGAAAGCGGGAAAAGAAAGTAAGAGGATAAGAGATAATAAAAAATATCAAGATAGAGTTTTAGATAGTACCATGCTTCCTGTAGTTTTAGATTTATCCATGGGAAATCTTTGCAATATAAAATGTAGGATTTGTAGTCCCGTTCATTCTACTCCTTGGATGATCGAAGAATCTAAAATAATTAATAATCCTAAATATTTTAAAAATGAAAAATGGAAATCTTTTAAAGATAGTTTTTTAGAAAATAATTCTTTTGTATGGGATGATATAGAAAAATTACTTCCTAATGCAGAACATTTAGATTTTGCTGGAGGAGAGCCTTTTTATATTGATAAACATTGGAATATTATAGATATGTGTGTAAAAAATGGTTGGAGTAAAAAACAATACATACATTACAATACTAATGGAACAATTTTTCCAGAAGAACACATTTATATTTTTGAAGAATTTAAGTTTGTAGATATTCAAATAAGTTCTGATGGTATAGAAAAAAAGTTTGAATATTTAAGACATCCTGCTAATTGGAATAAAGTTGAAAATAATATTCAACGATTTATTGACGCGAAAAATAATAGTAATACCGATTGGTTATTATCGATATGTATTTCTATTTCTGCATTTAATGTTTATTATATGTTTGAAACTTTTGAACATTATGCTAGTAAAGGAATAGGGATTTATATAAATTTAGTTCATGATAACAGAGGCATCAAAATACTTCCTTCGAAAATAAAACAAAAAATCATAGATCATTTAATGTCTTTCGAATCTCAACATATGCCTTTACAATGGAAAAAAGACAGAGATATGGTATGTAGGCATTTGAAATCAACTTCTTTTAATCCTGATCCGTGGAAAATGTTTCTAGATGAAATTGAATTAAGAGATAAAGTTAGAAATGAGTCTTTTCCAGACACTTTTCCGGATTTTTATAAAATGATAAAAAATAATGGAGCTTTATAATGTGGAATGGTAGTATTACTCAGGTACACTGGGAACCATCAGATAAATGTAATAGTGCATGTCCTATGTGTCCTAGATATGATTCTCAAGGATTTGAGATAGGTACTTTAGAAAATACAGAATGGACTTTAGAAGGATTTCAAACAGCATGGACTGAACCATTTGTTAAAAGTTTATCTAAAATATTAGCCTGCGGCAACTTCGGCGATCCATGCGCTTGTAGAGATTTTTCTGATATCTATTCTTATGTGAGAGAAATGAATCCTAGAATAGGTTTAGCTTGCAATACTAATGGAAGTTTGCGTAATCCTAACTGGTGGTATAAACTAGGTAGCGTTATGCGCCAAGAACAAAACTCCGGCAACTATTGCACTTTTAGCTTAGATGGTTTAGAAGATACAAATCATTTATATAGAAGAAATACAAACTGGAAAAAGATAATGGAAAATGCTGCGGCATTTATCGATGCCGGCGGAGTGGCACACTGGGATTATATTGTATTTGAACACAACGAGCATCAGATAGATGAAGCTAGAGAGCTTGCTAGAAAAATGGGTTTTAAAAACTTTAATGTTAAGAGAACTACTCGTTGGTCTACATATAAGTCTAAAGGATTGTTTAGTAAAGAAAAGCAAGGGATTTATCCAGTATACTGGAAAGGCGAACACCTATACGATTTGAAACAACCAAACGAAGAATCTCTCAAGCATAACTTTGAAGATGCACAATATTTTAAACAGAGTAAGTATCAGTCTATTACTTTAGACGATTTTAAAAATATGGTTGGCCAAGTTAATCATGATGTAAGATTTGTAAATGGAAAGTGGAGAACTATCGATTTGACAGATTTAAATATTGCCTGCCGAGCAATAAGAGACGCTAGAGAACATCAACCGTATAATGAAATTTATATCAGTGCCGGCGGTACTGTAGCCCCTTGTTGTTTTTTAGGATCCGAACCTTTTATTGATAAAAAAGTTAAAAATAGAGATGAAAATTATCTATCTCTGATAGAAGCACAGGGAGGACTCGAAAAACTCAATATGCACAAAAATAATATTTTTGATATTTTGCAATTAGATATTTTTCAAAAATGGATTCCTGATACCTGGCAGGCAGACGGTAATAAATCAATGCGGCCGGCAAAGTGCGGTCAATGTTGTGGTGTTGAATTTAACGGATTAGACTTTGGAGAACTCGGAGATAAGAAAGCATCCTATTTTGAAAAACAAGATTGGGAAAAACCCGGTGAATAATCTTTGTGTTTTACCATTTAATAGTATAAGTGTAACATCGGATGGAAAACTTCGTCCTTGTTGTAATACGCACAATTATTCTTATTCAACAAAAATTCAGGATGTTGATCTCGAAGGAATACTGAATAATTCGGATGCCATTAGTTTAAGACAATCATTTATAGAAAATAAAAAAGATTCTAGGTGCGATCGCTGCTGGAAAATAGAAAGTCTTTCTAATAAAAGTTTTAGACATGTGGCAAATGAAAGTGTTGATAGGGGTTTACATACTATCGATACATCTAATCTAAGATCAAAAATAAGCTATGACGATATTCGATATTTAGATATTACATTAGGAAATAAGTGCAATCTAGCATGTAGAATGTGTAATCCGTGGAGCAGTTCTTTGTACGCAAAACAAGTCAAAGATTTAAAAATCTATGACGGTGCGGTGAATATTGACTTTGATGAAAAAACAAGAAATAAGTTATTAGATGTTATTAAGAAATCACCAAATTTAAGTTCGATATATATGTTAGGCGGGGAGCCTTTAGTAAATGATTTTCACGACGAAATAGTTGATCTTTTAATATCTACTAATAGATCGAAGAATATAATACTACACTACAGCACGAATCTTCAAATTGACGTAGAAAAATATCTAGAGTTATGGGAGAACTTTCATATTATAGAGTTAAGCATAAGTATTGACGGTAGCGGTGATACCTACGAGTATATAAGATGGCCAGGATCTTGGGATAAACTTTACAGAAATTTAAAAAAAGTTGTTGATTATAAAAATCAACAAACGAGAAATCTTCTATATCCTAGTATAGCAACAACAGCTCAGAATCTAAATGCTCACAATCTTCCTGATCTTATTCATACTATTAAAGATCTAGATAAAGATATGACCTTTTATTTTATACCCGTAACAGGAGGTTATTATTTAGAAATGACTCCTCACGTAGTATTAAATGAAGCTATAGAAAAATTGTCAGTAATGGAAGACGCTACGGGTCGAATAGCAGAGTTAATAAACTATTATAAATCTGCATTAACAAAGACCGTAGATAAAGAATCTATAAAAAGATTTTTCGAACAGCAGAAAAATTTTGATAGATATAGAAAACAAAATCTGTTCCAGACGCTCCCGCATTTTAAAGAATATGCAGACAGTTTTAACATATCAACATGGAACGAGTAACTCTTATAACAGCCGTACATGATGAAAAAAACTATTCCTATATTACCTGTTAAAAACGATGCTCCTCAAGATTTTGATACTAAACATCTGTCAGTATTCAACGAAATAAAAAAGTTTATTAGCACAGTAACTACAAAAAAGCCAGCAGTTAGCATTGATTATGAAATAACTAAAAAAACAAAAGTTTGTTTTGTTTTATTACCAGAATGGGACAAGTCAATAGTTCCATACAACATTTCAAGGCTAGTAGGAGTTTCGAGAGGTGCTGGTTACGAAACCAGTGTTATTGATCTAAATGTAGAAGCATGGAGAGACAGCAAAAACTGGTCTGATCAAACCGATTACTGGCATGGATCTAGCGAATGGAAATGGACGGGAGAAAACTATTGGAAGTTTATACATCCCCATATACTACCACTACTAGAAAAACATTTAGAAAAAATTGTATCAGCTGATATAGATGTTGTTGGCTTCACTCTGTATTATTGTAATCTTGAAATATCAAACTGGTTTGCAAAAGAATTAAAATCTAGAAAACCTAATATCAAAATCATAGTTGGAGGTCCTCAAGCACAGCAAAGCTACTGGCAACCAATACCTGAGTATGATGTTATTGTTTCGGGAGAAGGTGAAGAAAATTTATTAGTAGTTCTAGATAAGATCGAAAAGCAGGAACTAGGGGAAAAGCAAGAGTGGATCAGACAGCTAGACGGAATACGTGTAGACCTAGATGCTGTAGCGCCTCCCGATTTTACTTGGGCAGATTTTTCTAAGTATCAAATGCCTAACGGAATACTTTTAGAGTTTAGTAGAGGGTGTGTAGCAAAATGTACGTTCTGCGGAGAAACACATTTTTGGAAATATAGAAACAGACAGGCCGATGTTGTTGTAGATCAAATAGAGTTTTTAAATAAGACTTTTGATATAGATACTGTTTGGTTTTTAGATAGTTTAGTTAATGGTAATTTAAAAGAATTACGAAAGTTTGCTCGCGGTATTATTGATAAGAAAATAAAAATTCGTTGGACTGGATATGCTAGGTGCGATGATCGCATGGACTATGATTTCTATAAAGATTTAGCAGATTCTGGTTGTGTGGCTCTTAGTTACGGAATAGAATCAGGATCGAACAAAGTTTTAAAAGACATGGCAAAAGGGATCACAGTTGACGAAATAGAACAGAATTTAAAGGATGGTGCTGCGGTTGGAGTAAATGCGTTAACTAACTGGATACATGGATTTCCTACAGAAACATATCAAGACTTTTACGAAACATTAACTCTTGTGGTAAGAAATAAAGATTATATCCATACTATGTCACCAGGGATAGGTGGCTTTGTTGCTACATCCGATTCTATTGTAGGGCAAAACTTTGATAGATTTAACTTGTATAAAACTAAATGGGAAGGCGAGTGGATCGCAAAAGATTTTAAAAATACAAAGTTAAATCGCTTGATAAGACAAAAAATGTTATTATTAGTTATGAACGAAATAGGAAAGATAGACGGTCATCCTAAAGATTTTTACAATATTAACTTTAAATCTAAAAATAATAATAAAATAGATTACGAAATTTTTGATTTTAATATTGTTGACGCAAATATTAATCCTGTGGCAGATAGTTTTATTAATGAAGTTTTTGTTGTATTGAGATTAATGTATAGATGGAAAGGATCATTTTCTTTAAGAATAAATTTTGACAAAGCCAAAGACTGGAACAACTTTGGAGATAGGTTGGGTTGTAACATGGAAGGCTATGTTTCTTTTAACATTGACAGCAATGGGCAATGGGCTGCCGATTTTGATTATTCATTCGTTCAGGAAAAACCTTGGGTCTATCACGGATTTGAACAGGCTGATTCTGTTGCAGCACAGAGAGCAAGAAGATTGGCTAAACGAGAGTTTAAGGAAGAGTTTACTTGGGAGGATCTTTGTCAAGATACTAAAATTGTAGAAAAATTACAGCATCTAAATTTTTCATTTAAATACAAAAATAGTGTACAAGGTAACTGGCAAAAATGAAAATATATAATACATTAACAGAACCTGCAATAGTTGACTTTTATTGCGACGAACTCGAAAGTATCGGCGATGATCTAATAAATATTTTTAAATATAAACCCTACAGGCAAGATTATAAAGATCTTATCGTAGATGATAAAAGATTAACAATGCCTTATGATGTTAAAGAATATAATCTTTTAAAAAAAGTAATTAAACCATCTTTAATACAACTGTCAAAGACTCTCGTCAGATTGGACGGAATAAGATATCCTATTAAAAACCATCCTGATTTACAATTGTTTAATGATAAAAAATTAGGTTTGAAAGTTACTGAAGATCGAGAAGGTTTTAGTATGCCATGGCACATAGATAATAGATTTATTATCGTATCAGGAATAATTAATGTTCAAGACAATGAAACACAAACATTATTTTCTAAAAATCATTATTTTTGGGATACCGGCGGAAAAAATATAACTGACGACGAATATAATATTATTCATCGAGGACAGTGCAAAAAATTTTGGGGAACTGCCTGGTTAAACACCGAAATAACAGAACACTGTGTACCTTATGTTGAAAAAGATAGAAGGATTATTGGATTTAATTTACATTTTTAAATCCAAAAAGATCCGTCTTTGTTAAAAACTTTACCGCTGTCTTCTTGCTTTATATTTTTAATTACAGAAAATATCTGTAGTGCATCTTTTTGATACTCATTTACAGACAAATGACCTGGATTTATAGCAAAAAATATTCCTTGATGAAACTGACTGAAACCCCGCATTAAATGAAGATTTGTAGACTTAACAGCGGCATATCCAGAATAGCGAAACATATCTGGATTGTGGCCATCAATTAATCCAGTAAGCATCCATCCTATCTTTGTTCCTTGATTTATGTTCTTTGACAGATGATGAATAATTACATACGGTAATTGACAGTTTATCCAATAGGTATAATTCCATTGTTCTAATTCTATCTCATTGCCTGATTTTAAAAAATGATCATTAGGATTACCACCGGAATTATGATTGAAGAATATTAAATCATAATTTTTATCTGTGTTTATTAATGATTTAATAAGATTTTTATCTACATTAAACCAATTAATTTTAACACAATTCACATTAGGGAGGTTAACGTCAGACCCTGTAATCAAATCAATGTCGTAACCTTGATTTACAAGTTCTTTGGTAAATTCTAACCCCCATTTAGAACCGCCACCTATTATTAATGCATTTTTCATATTTTTATAGATTTATTAGTCAAAATAGCACAGAGATCAGTTACTTCTTTATTTGTGTGATGTTGATATTGTTTAAACTCGATTATATCTAAATTATTGGTATTTGCAATTTTTTTTGCATACATCTTCTATACTTTTATAAGAATAATCGTCAACAAATATCACTCCAGGTTTCATATTTTTGATAGAATATTCTAAATCAAGTGTTAGAATTTCTTTAGAGTGATCGCCGTCTACTATTATACAATCTATTTTAGAAATATCAAATAGAAATTAAAATATTCTTTTTGTTTCGTTTTTTATATCCGACTTTAACTTTTCAATATCTACCTTGAAATCTATTTTTGATATTTCATCTTTATATTCATAAATTAAATCCGATAATTTGTCTGCTACAGAATCGCAATCAGAATCGGTCAATTGAGATTTTACATTTATTTCCCAGACTCTTCCATCGCTAAAAGTCATGTATATGAATTCTAGATATGCTACAGGCATAGTATTCATATACAGATCCTCAAAGACTTCAGGCCATTCCTTAATTAAGTGTCTAGGAGGTTTAAACAACGGGTTAGGCATCGGCGGTTTCTTTAGACTTTAGAACCTTCTTTTGAGGTGGATCTAGCTCGTCAGCCTGCTTACGTAATCTTGCTGCTTCTTTATACATAGCATCAGCTTGACTACGATACGATCTAGCAAGGTCTTTGTCAGTGAGAACATTTGTTTCTGTCGAAGAAACGGGTGAATTTTCAGTGATGAAATCGACGGGAGTAGATGGCGTCGAATCTAGGGTCTTTGGTCCTCCGCTGACAAATGTGCATAAATCGTCAACAGTGCAATTTTTTTGTTGTGCGATAGCTAGATTTAATTGATCGAGCGGAATCTCGCTAGAAGGAGTAGGAGTCATTACGATTTTATCAGTCGGTAATTTTTGTAATCTTCCGGATTTTTCCATGGTCGTTAACATAGGTCTACCGTCTGGAAAATTTCTTATGAACATGATTTCACCGAATTCGTAGCTGTCTTGTCCTTGATCACTTTCTAGAACAGACATTAATGAGTCATGATATGCATCTGGTAAAGTAGCTGGCTGCAATACTAATGCCTGATTTGATTCTCCAGGAATGGTCCTGAATACCACCACTACTTTGTCGCCTGTATTTTTAATACGCCCGATATGTTTCATAGTTTTCATTTTTAATCCTTTTTAGCAACTGATTCTAAAAAATTATTCAATTTATTGAATGCTTTTCCGACTGCTTCTAATTCTGCAGCTTTAAATGCTCCTCGTTGTGAAGCCACTTCTATAATACTTTTTAAAGCTACCAGGTCGCTGATATTTAAATCTGCGGGCTGTTGTTGAGGTGATTCTGCAGAGGGAGAATTAAGATCTGTCTTCTGCTGAGTTTTTACGTCTTCGGTCATTGTTTTCTCCTAAAATATGGACAAGCCAGTGTAAAGTATGTTATCTCTTTATGATCTTCAAACCCCACAAAATTGGCAAGTTTCAGTGTTTTGTTTTCGTCGACGAAGGGAATTTTAGATATCGCATATCTTCCGTTGAGTTTATGTGTTATCCAATTTTCTAAATGATCGTCGTAAAGATCGAAATCACTTATCTGCACTCTTATAAAATTTGGAGGTAGATAATCGAGCTTTCTTTTTTTAAGAATATCTAGTGGGTTAAGATCTATCATCGAGAATATTTATTGTATAGAATTAAAGAGATATCGATTCTTGATTGAATCTCTTGGCTATGGCTTTGGAATATCCTAGTTTCTGCACGTCTCCGGAAAATAGATGGAGTTCAAATGCAATTTTTTCTTCGCTCACGGTTATGCTTTTTTTTGAAAAAAAGTAAGGGCTTTCGATAAAATTATCCAACCAAATTAATATCTGTGATGTAATTTTTAAATCATTCGGCAAATCTACAGAATACGTTTTGATTTTGGATTCTTCTTGGATGAACCGGATGCCTTCCTCGGTCAGTCTAAGACCACCATGGTCTTTTGATCTTATGTTGTACCACCATTCTATTTTTTTAAGTTTTATTATTTCCTCGTCGGGGAAACATCCAGCAGCCTTTAAAAAAACTTTAGTATATAGATCTTTTTTGTCCATTTAGAGATTATAGCTTTTCTCCGTCGGTTAGTTTATAAACTTTAAATTCAGAAGTTTTAAAAAGTTTATTTAATTTTTTAGCTAGATTATGAGCATGTCCAGGATTACTGAAAGAAACTTTTTTGTATTTGGGACCGGGATAGCTGGCTAACAAAGATCCACTTTTTAGATTAAAAGGTTTTCCTTGATAAAATACAGCCCAGATGGCATCGCTTTCTAGAATCTGTTCAATTTTAAAATTATCTTTATTTGCATACTCTAAGATAATTTTAGGTTTCGGTCTCGACATATACGTGTTCCTAATTAACCACGTATATATTTATCTCGACTAGAATACACCCCCGTCTAACTTTACATCAATTTGGGTTGAAGATTTTCTAATTTCGTCTAATGCAATATGTATTTCTTGGACAGTTTTGCCCAATCTAGCCGTTACAATAGCTAATTCGGCACATAGATCTCTGGCTTCTTGTACAGTTATTCGTATTTCTTTTTGTTGTGTTTTTTCGGCGATATTTAGTTTTTGTATTAACTTTTCTACGCCAGGCAACGATGTAGGTATTTGTTGCATGAAATTATTTCCTAAAAAAGTTTATATTGAAACTACAGGCATTTCTAGTATGTGTTTGATTATTTACTACGCCGTGTATCATATTCTTTTGACAAATCAACATTTTCTGTAATATGGATATAGTCAATAAATGCATCCATTATTTTGAAACACCACTTAGCATCTGTTTCATTTCTAATTCTGTTTTAAAAGGTCCTCGATATTCATATCTTTGTAAAGTGATTAATTTAGGACAGAAACTTTTAACCCATCCTTTATCGAAACGAATTACATAGAATCCTGCACAATAAAGACTTTTTGAATCTTTGCTTTTGGTAAAAAGAGGTAATTTTCTTTTTACATCGTACATAGAGTTATGAGGAATACAGCTAGAAGTAAAACCATGAACTTCTGTTGGAAGATTGCTTTCCGCCTCCTTTACGATTTTGACAACAAAGAAGTCTTTTCCAAATTGTTTGGTAAGATCGGTTTTACTATTATAAATTTTAACTCCAGAATGATTGCTTAATACGAATCTATTATCTTCGTCTTTTCTTAGAGTGGCAAATTTTTCTCCATCCTTTTCGACAATCCAAAATTTATTATCTATGATTGGTTTAGCATGTAGGTCTGTCATTGTGAGTATCTCGCATTAAGTGGTTCGGCATATGACTGTGCCTGTTCAGAAATCTTTTTAAGATCGTAAAGTCCGCAGAATTTGATCAATTTGACACCCACTTGATTGATATTTTTTTCTGCGCCTGTGGCTTCGGCGATGGCGGCAGCGATGATTTCTTTGATGTGATCGGGTTGATATGAAAGATCGATCAATCTACGATTGCGTTCATAGTCTTCTAGAACTCTGTGTTCCTTGTCTTCATGATCAGTCCATCTCTGTAGCATGAGATTGTTCCATGCAAATCCTTTGCTTTTACGATCTTCGAACGCCTCGGTAAGACCGACTTTTTTGTTTGTACCTTTAGTACGCACACCAGGATATGCAGAGAACACATTATCACTGGTATCACCGCGCATGCATTTTTCGAACAACAGCCATTCGGGATCTGGCGCAGGTTTAGGTTCTTTGGTTTTCTTGT